GAAGTATTGCCCGTCTATTACAAAAGACAGTACATAGAATGGCAAGACAGAGGTGAAAGTAAAGGAGCTCCCGTCAATATTTATGACGCAGGAGACGACATACCTAAAACTACAAGAGATAAAAGTTTTAAGGATAGATTAGCTAATGGTAACTATCTGGAAAATACTGTAAGTCACTTTGTAGTATTACTCGGCAAAACTCCTACAACAGCTTTGATTTCTATGAAAGCGACTCAATTAAAAATTAGTCGTAAGTGGAACTCAATGATGATGGGGATCAAAATGCAGGGTAAAAATGGTTTATTTACACCGCCAACATATAGCCACATTTATAAACTAAAAACTGTACAACAGTCTAATGACAAAGGTACATGGTTTGGTTGGGATGTGTCCAAGGTTGGACCAATCACTGACAAAGGGATCTATGAGATCGCTAAAGGTTTTTCTACAAACGTCTCAAAAGGCGCTGTTGTGGCAAAACATGGCGAATCGCAACCAAAAGACGAAGCACCGTTTTAATAACTTCTTTGTGAAGAAGAAAGGGGCGGTGGCGCGAGAGTTAAACCGCCCCGCGAAACTATTATGAAGAATTTTATTGATTTATTTACAGGATTAAAACGAGCTCACGGGTGTACTTACGTCGAAAAGAAAAGTTCTGACGGAACAAAGATTAAAGGAAAATCTTTCGTTAAACGTGAACCCGTCACCGATAAACTTTGGCAAGATCATCTAAATGGCATTGAACCAAGTCTAGGAATTATACCAATTGATGAAAACAATAAATGTCGATGGGGATGTATAGATGTTGATAAATATAATTTAAACCATAAAAAACTTATCAATCTTATTAATAATAATCAATTACCTTTAACTGTATGTCGATCTAAAAGTGGAGGAGCGCACATTTTTCTATTTACTACTATTCCAGTAGAAGCTAAACTTTTACGAGATAAGCTCACAGCAATTAGTGCGTTTTTAGGGTTCGGCAGTGCGGAAGTTTTTCCAAAACAGATTGAATTGAAATCGGAAGATGATACAGGAAATTTTTTAAATTTACCATATTTTAATTCAACAAATACCACAAGATATGCCTTTAATTTTAAAGGTGAAGCTATTACACTATCTCAATTTTTTTTAGCAATAAAACGACTCACTCCTGAAGAATTAGAAAAATTAGAATTAAAAAGACCACCATCAGAATTTAGTGATGGTCCCCCTTGTATAGAATCCTTAACTCAAACTAAATTAAACGATGGGAGAGATAGGGTGCTTTACCAATATATTCAATACGCAAAACGAAAATGGCCAGAAGACTGGCAGAAACATATTAACTCTTTTAATTATAAATATTTTGACCCACCATTAGAAGACAGAGTTATCCAAGAAAAAATAAAATATAATTTAAATAGAGAATTAGGATTTAAGTGTAATGAAGAACCAATGTGTGATCATTGTGATAAGAAATTATGTTTAACAAGAAAGTATGGTATCAGGGGTCAATCCTTATTTCCTGATTTAAGTGATCTACAGAAAATTAATTTAGATGAACCTTATTATTACGTTAATGTTGATGGTGAACGAGTAAAACTCAAAGATACTTCGTATCTTCAAGAACAAAGATTATTTCAAAGAGCGGTAATGGAATATGTTAATAAAGTCCCACCAACGTTAAAGAAAAAAGATTTTAATGAGATGGTAAGATTATTGTTTGCTAACATAGAAATTGTTGAACCACCTGAAGGATCTTCAAAAGTAGAACAACTGCTGGATCATCTTGAAGTATACTGTACCGACCGTACAGCAGCAGGCGCTACAAAAGAAGACATGCTTCGGGGAAATGTCTGGACACATGAAGGAACACATCATTTTATTTTTAGAGAATTTTTTAATTCTCACCTTCTTAAAAGAAGGTGGACTGAAAAATATGATGAAACACAGATGTTATTGAGAGACAAGTGTGGATGTAAAATTAAAAGAGAAATAATAGGAAAGAAAAATAAAACAATCATGACGATAGAAAAGTTTGAAAAAGCTGAAAATGTATATCGCCCTAAACAATTTAAACCTAAGGAGGTATTTTGAAAACTATTGTATTAGGACCACCAGGAACAGGCAAAACAGAAACTTTATTAAACGAAGTAGATAAATATTTAAAAACAACCGATCCTAATCGTATTGGTTATTTTTCCTTTACTCAAAAAGCAGCTTACGAAGCAAGAGATAGAGCCATGGATAAATTTAATTTAACCGAAGACGATCTTCCTTATTTTCGAACCCTCCATTCCCTAGCCTTTAGAAGACTGGGTATTAAAAAAGAAAATGTAATGCAACGTAAACATTATGCTGATGTAGGAAAACAAACGGGAATACGTGTAGATTATAATGAATGGGACGATGACCAAACAGGATTATTTACCACCAACAGTGATTATTTAAGAATTATTCAACTTGCCAGATTAAGAGGTATTACGCCTGAACAACAATATAATTTAAAAGAACATTCTCAGGAGGTTTCCGTCGAAGATTTAAAAATTTTAAGTAGTGAATTAGAAAGTTATAAAAAAGCTCATGGACTTATTGATTTCAATGACATGATCTCCGATTTTATAAAATCAGATGCTTCCCCTAAATTTGATGTTGTATTTATTGATGAAGCTCAGGATCTATCTCGCTTGCAATGGAATATGGCCAAATCTATTTGGGATAAAACCGAGGATAATTATATTGCAGGGGATGATGATCAAGCTATTTTTAGATGGGCGGGTGCGGATGTGGATAGTTTTATTACTCAAACAGGAAAAATATTAAAACTTACAGAATCCTATCGAGTGCCAGGAGTGGTACATGATTTAGCCATGGGAATTGTTAAAAGAATCTCCAAAAGACTTCATAAAGAGTGGGCACCTAAAAGTAAAAGTGGACAACTTTCTTATTATCATGAATTTAAAGATGTGGATATGAGTAGCGGAAAATGGTTTGTATTAGCAAGAACTCGTCACATGTTGAATGAATTGGAAAACGTTTTGTATTCTAAGGGATTATATTATCGAAATAAATTTAAGAAAGGGTATGAAAAAGATTTACATGAAGCGGTCATTGATTGGGAAAGATGGCGTAAAAACAATGACTTAAATCATGATCAAATTAAAAGAATGGCTTCCTATATGTCTCCCGACCATTATCAAAAAGAAAATCTTCAATACTTAAACAAAGATAAATCTTACAGTATGACGGAAGCCTATAACAACCAAGGATTAAAAACTAAAAAAGTTTGGTATGAAGCTTTTGATGCTGCTCCACAGAATCAAATTGAATATATTCGAAAAATGAGAGCGAATGGTGAACAACTCAATAAAGAACCGCGGATTTTATTATCGACAATTCATGGTGTCAAGGGAGGAGAATGTTCAAACGTAGTTCTTCTTACTGATTTAAGCAGGAATACTCAAAAAAGTATGGATCGGTTTCCGAACGACGAGAATCGATTATTCTACGTTGGAGCAACACGAACTAAAGATCATTTACATATTATTAGACCTAAAGATATTTATAAATCATTTCGCTTATGAGTGTATGGAAAAAACAGATAGGTGGGAATCATTATAGGAAATATAAAATTCAACCTAGTGCATTTTGTACTGAGAATAAGTTGCTTTATCCCGAAGGAACTGTTATTAAATATGTGATACGTCATCAAGATAAAGGAGGAAAGGAAGATTTGTTAAAAGCAAAACATTTTATAGATATGATTATTGAGAGGGATTATTCTTAATGCAAATTCCTCTCTTCAAGCCACAGACAGAGTGGCTCCCGCCAGAGGAGTTTCCAGATTTAACGCAAGCATGCGAGATTGCAATTGATTTAGAAACAAAAGATCCAAATTTAAATATAAGAATGGGATCAGGATCTGTTGTTGGAGTTGGTGAAGTCGTTGGAATTTCTGTAGCAACAGAAGATTTTTGTGCATACTATCCTATCGCCCATGAAGGTGGTGGTAATATGGATCGTAAGATGGTTTTAAAATGGCTCAAAGATGTTTTAAAAACTCCTTCAGATAAACTTTTTCATAATGCGATGTATGATGTTTGTTGGTTGCGATCATTAGGTTTAAAAATTAATGGAAGAATCATAGACACGATGATTGCTGCAGGCTTAGTCGATGAAAATCGATTACGTTATGATTTAAATGGAGTTTGTAGAGATTATATTAAAAAAGGAAAAGACGAATCAGCTTTATATGAAGCTGCTAAATCCTGGGGCGTAGACCCAAAAGCTGAAATGTATAAACTACCAGCAATGTACGTAGGGTCTTACGCAGAGCGTGACGCCCAACTCACACTGGAGTTGTGGCAAATACTTAAGAACGAAATTTTAATTCAAGATATTGGAGCCGTATTCAAAATGGAAATGGAATTATTTCCTTGTCTAGTGGATATGAGATTTCTCGGAGTGCGTGTAAATCAAGAACAAGCCGCGATCGAAAAGAAAACGTTAGTAGAACAAGAGAAAAAAATGTTGGGGGAGGTGTTAGTAAGTACGGGGATAGATGTGCAGATATGGGCTGCGCGTTCAATTGCCAAGGTTTTTGACAAATTAGGATTGCCTTATGAACGAACGGTTAAGACTCAGGCTCCAAGTTTCACTAAAAATTTTTTAGCGAATCACCCACACAATGTAGTGAAGTGTATTGCTAAAGCTAGAGAAATAAATAAAGCCCACACAACTTTTATAGATACCATTTTAAAACATAGCCAAAAAGGTAGAATCCATGCGGAAATTAATCAACTGCGTGGGGACGGTGGAGGAACGGTAACAGGAAGATTCTCGATGAATAATCCAAACCTCCAGCAAATTCCAGCAAGGAACAAGGAACTTGGACCACGGATCAGATCTTTATTTATTCCTGAAGAAAAATGTACATGGGGATGTTTTGATTACAATCAACAAGAACCCCGACTCGTCGTACATTATGCCTCCTTACAAAATTTATATGGAGTTGATGAAGTCGTCGAGTCTTATAAAAATGAAGATGCCGATTTTCATAAGATCGTTGCAGATATGGCTGATATTCCACGACGTCAAGCCAAGACAATTAACTTAGGATTATTTTATGGAATGGGAAAAAATAAATTACAAGCTGAACTGGGAGTTAGTAAACTTCAGGCTGAAAATTTATTTAGAACCTATCATGCTAAAGTTCCTTTTGTGAAACAACTCATGGACGCGGTCATGAAACGTGCTCAAGAATCAGGTAAAATTAGAACATTACTTGGAAGACTGTGTCGTTTTCATTTATGGGAACCCAATCAGTTCGGGATTCATAAAGCATTACCTCATGACCAAGCACTCTTGGAACACGGACCAGGTATTAGGAGAGCCTACACCTACAAGGCATTAAACAGATTAATACAAGGATCCGCAGCCGATATGACTAAAAAAGCAATGATTAATCTACATAAAGAAGGAATTATACCTCAT